ACAAAAAAAATAATTTACTTATCTTTGTATCTTTCCCAAATATTAGTAGACCAAGTCCTGCCAGCATCGCCGCCCCATAAATCCCAAGCTATTCGCCAAGTTGTAGGTTCGCCATCTCTAAACTCATAATGAGTTGACCGATAATTGCCGTGCCTAGAAAAAAAAGAATACATCCTTTTGACTGTTGTTAAAGTTAAATTCTCTCTATTTTTTAATTGATTAGCTCTTGCAACTCCAACAGCTGTTCCACCTCTTCCATATTTTTGCCTCCATTCTAAGGCTCTTGCTCCTGCTGTTGCCATCGCTTCGGTAGGCTTGAAAGTTTCGGTTGCTTTTGCTTCAAACGATTTTTTACCAAACTTATTAGAATAATCGGCAATACAACGACAGCCAATTGACTCCTCGGCTGGCAAGTTAGGATCTCTTGGGAATTTTGCACTACTACCGCCAACTAAAAAATTATCATTAACATTGACTTGTTGAAAATCAGCTTGTGCATGTGTTATTCTCGTTCTTTTATCAAGCAAAGCCACCCAAGTTTTAAGAACCTCTATTGGCTTGCCGTCAACTTCTAATTGTGTATCGTCTATAAGCTCGCCCTCTTCTTGCCTAGTCCAGCTTTCGGTTAAACCAACAACTTGTGAGGCGATTAATTGAGTTCTTGCTTCGCTTTTATCAAGTAAGTTTATTTTAATATTTCTTGCAATAATAATCCACTCAGGCAAAGCCTTTTGATTGTTAAACTTAATCTCTTCTTGTGATATTGCTAGCAATATTTCTTTTGCATTTGTTTCGGTTATATATTTTGCTTGTCTTTCACTTTCATTAGCAGTAAAGAATGTAGCGGACTCTTGAAATTGTGTATTGACTTCTTTTAATTTGTCTTTTACTTTTGGATCTGTAATCTCTTTTGTTTCAAAATAAATGCCAAAGTGTAAGCCTTTTTGTTGCAAGTCTTCTCGCAAGGTAAAGCCAAACTCTTTTATTGTTTTTCTCATTATATCCCTTACCTCTTTTAAAAACTCTGGGTAATAATTATTTGCCAACTCACTAGAATTTATATTGCCATTTTTACGATAAATACTTTCGGCATCATTTGCCATATTTTTAAATATAGCCTTGATTTTAGGTATAGAATTAGCTTCTAATTTTCTTTTGCGAACATCAATTTCCATAATATTCTTTTGCTTTTAATTCTATATACTCATCACTATAAAATCTACCACCATCTTGTTTTTGTTGAGATTTCATTATTCTTATAAACTCGCTTTTTGCCATAGGCTCATCTCTATTATCTTCAGTGTTTATATCTTGACCTACTGACACTAGATTAGCTGGCTTGTATATGGCATCACCACCACTTATTGCTTCATAACCAATCATTGCTCTAATTTCGTTATCACTTAATACACCAGTTTGGCTGGCTATCTTTGCATTTTCAAACTTTCTTGCTTCCAAAGCCTCAATTGCCGATTCATCAAAAGAATATTCTAACTCTTCCGTGCCTGCATATCTTGTAAGTAATTTTGCAGATAAAAATTTTAATAATCTTTTAAGGACTGGTATTACAGCATTATCATAATAAGCATATTTAGAAGCATCCATATTAGAAAATGTCATACTCTCGGAGCTAATCATTGGCAACGGTATTTTTAAAGCATTGTAAATCGCCTCCATTACCGATTGTTTGAGTTTTGGGAAGTCCATATCTTTTATTGATAACGATAATTGCTTCCAGTCAAAATCACCGCCTAAAAAAGCCATTTCACCAGCATTTCGTGAGCCTGATAATTTTTCTTTCATTAAATCTTTTATTCTATCAATTTGTTCAGGCTGTAATTCGTTTGTGCCTTTATGGGTTAATATCCCACTTGGTCTAGCTCCATTTTTAATTAAAGAATAGTTGTGAATTGATGCAGAAACAAATTGTGCTATTTCTAGTTGACAACCAACAAAAGCACTGCAACCAACTAAATTTGTTGAAGAGAATTTAGGGTTAAAAGCTCGTAAATGTATTAATTCATTTCGTTTTGTGTCAATAAATCTTTTTTTAGCATCTCTTGTATATGTTGTAGAGTTAATAGCAGTTGACACTGTATATTCCCCCATATATCCATCATTACCAGCTAAAATTGTGATATCTGTTGGCTTTATAGTGTTTATTTCGATTGGCTGTGTTTCGCCTATTATGTTAATATAAGCATTACCAGTTAGTAAATAATAACTTGCAATCTCTTTAATAAATAATTGAGGATCAGTAAAGGGGTTAGGGTTTTTAAGAATATCAAGGGCTTTATGTTTGTAAATAAAGTCGCCAGTTTTTTTATTCTTTAAAACAATATCAATCGAACTTATCGAATCAGTTATTAGATTGGTTGCAGTAAATACAGGGCAAGCATCATAAAAATAATTAATAAATGCACTAGCATTATTATTAGAACTATATTCTTGATTGAGAAGGTTAAATGCAAACCAATCTCGTATTCCGTAGCTTTTTTTCTCTTGTTTTTTTTTAAAGAATAACATTTTGATAAAATATTTTTTTAATTAAAAATTAGTTTTTTTTTATAAAAAGTCATTAAAAAAAACTATGATTAAAAAGCATAAAACTCTTTTTTAACAAATAATGCAATTTTACAAGCATCAATTAAAGTGTCAACAAAATCATCGTGAGCAGATTGATTGAAACTTAACAACTCTTCAATTATATCATTAAAATTTTCTATGCAGTTATTTAGAATAACATTGGGATCGCTAGAATTTAAGCAAGGTATTATATTATTAGCTCGCATAACTTTATCGCCATCTCTCGGCAATGTTTGTTTAATCATTGCCTCACCAGGCACTGGCAAACCATCCTTTCGGTATTGTTGCAATAAGTAAGTTCCGTGTGCTTTATCTTCAATCCATATATAACGGAAGCCATATTGTATTTTTGGCATAATCCAAGGTCTTATCCAACTATCAATCTCCACCGAATTTATTTTTTTTCTTTTAACATCTATTAGATACAATTTTTTATTTAGAACTCCCCAGTAGCTAAAACAAGTAAAATCATTGTGTTGTTTGTCTTTATAAGCCAAGTCGGCAGTTATAAAAGTGTAATCATATTTAGATGGTAGGTTATTGGTAAATATGAAACAATCTCTTTTAAATAGTGCACCGCTTGACAAAATAGGGCTTTGTTGATATTGTGATAAAAACATAAACTCATTTTTTTGCAACTCTTGAAGGCGGTCTTGTGTATATTGCGAAGGTAATTGACACACTCCGTCTACTACAAGGGGCATTTTAAGTAGCTCGAATTTATACTTATCTAGTAAAAAGCCCGACATATCTTCAAGATGCAATCGTTGTTGTATATTGATAATAGGCACTTCGCTATCATTAAGCCTACTTAATAAAGTCTCTTCGAAGTATATTTTAACCTTGTTTCGGCGAACTTGCGAGTAAATGTCGGAGGGCTTATTTCCGTCATCCAGTATTAGGCCGCCTGAAAACTCTTTTGCTCCTCGAATGCCGCAACCAAACCCGGTAATCTGGCCACCAATAGACGAAAACAGCACAACTCCACCATCGGCAGTGGTTATTTTTCTACTTGAAAAAGTAGGCTTGCCAGTCTCTTCTTGTATATAAGATTGCCAAAACTCATCAATAGGCTGGACTTCTTGTGCCTCTTCTTTTATACCATTATCATACATAGCTAAATAAACTGGGTTTGTTAGAATATTAGCTAAATCTCTTGATATATCGTTTAACAAGGCTTGCGAATAACTAGTATAAATAAAATTAGCCTTGGGGTTTGTGGCCAGTGTATAGGCTATAAAATATCTAGCAACTGTTGTTTTTGCAGATCTAGGGCAGATATTGATATTTAATCTTTTATGTTTTAAATCATAGACATCTTGGAAGGCTTGCAATAATTTAGGGTGCAACGGTTCTTTTATAAATTTTCTACCTTCAATCAATCGAAACATATACAAAAACCAAGTTTCAAAACCTTTTTTGTGTAATAACTGCCCGAAATATTGAGGGTTTTTAATCTGCATCTTCTATAATTTTATTTATATGCTGTTCATATGCTTCTTTCTCTTCTTTTTCAATATAGACAACTTTTGACTTAATCTCGCCAGTGTGTTCTGTTTCTGTTTTTAAACTAAACTCATCTTTTGCCTTTCTCTCTGCATACCATTTAGCGGTCGAAACATCGCCTTCATTTAATGCTTTGTTAATCACAAGTATTGATTTAATAAGCGGTTTTTTTTGTAAAGTCTTGCAATGGTCTAAAAAGCCTTCCGTTTCATCACAATAGTTATAATATGTTTGTTTTGATATATCAGCCCAAATACAAGCATTATCAACACTGAACCCTTGGGCAAAGCCTTCTTTTAATTTTTTGACTGTTTCAGGTGTCATTATTGTTGGTCTTCCATTAGGATTACTTTCGCTCTTTGGTTTCTTTTTAGGCATATTAATTTAATTAAATTTTTAA